TGGTTGCAGTGGCCGTGGTCGCTCACTGGCTCGGGGATGTCTGCGAAGTCGCATACGACAAGGTCCTTTCAGTCGCTACGACGTACGACCGGTGGGCACGAAGGCAGGCAACCAGACCCCCCTCCCGCCTCTGGCTCTGGTTGGTGGCGGACCGGGACGACACGCTGATGCTCCTGGTGCTGACTCTGGTCATCTGCATCGGCGGTGTCGTGGGGGTATGGCTGTGACCCCGCCCGCCGCCGGCCCCGAGGCCCTCTACTGCCTCGCCCGGAAAGATGAGGTGCGCGAGGTCTGGAACGGGGCCCTTGACATCTGCAAGGTGGTTGGGGTTAAGGCAAGTGAGGTTGCGGTATGACCTCCGAGCAGGAAGGGTCCCCGCGCAAGGTGCACGAGCGCCTCGATGGGGATGTGGTCGCGGACCTCCATCGGCTGAAACTGAGATGGGACTACCGAATGTCTTTAAGCGATGTGATCCGAAGACTGATCGAGGAGCAAGTTGGATGAGAAAGGAAGAGTTCCGTGCATCACTCTCCGAGGAGGAGCGGAGCCGGTATGATGATCTCTATGAGCAAACCGCGTCCGCCGCATTTGAGCGGTTCTGGGCGGCGTTTGATGATCTGATCGCGGCGATTGCGGAAGCGTACCCGATTGATCGGTGGTGCGCTCGGCTGCAAGGGCTCGTCGTGAGGGTGAGGAGATTAAGAAGATAGGGTAATGCCACACATGCCATACAAGCCATTTTAACCCCTCTTTTTCACATCAGCGCGCGTATACTCCAGCAATCAATTTTGGAGCGCGCCCATGATAGACCCCACTGTCGAGCAGATTATCACTCTCCTCATTGCCCTCGCCTCTGCGCTGTATGCGTGGATCCAGCGGCGGCAGGCGGCCACCGCGACCGCCGAGCAGGAGCAGACCGTCGCATTCTTCGACCCGCAGAGCCAGGTGACCACGCCCCCGGCGTCCCTTCCCCGGGCGACCTACGACCATGAGCGAGAGCACAAAGCAGTTCCTCCTCGCTGGCCACGATGCCGCTACCCGGGCCGCGAGTCGAGGGGCAGGTGCTCGCAGCAGAGGAAGCGGGCAAGACTCGTTACACTGTCTCGTTCCCCAACGGTTACTACCTCATTGAGTGGGGCACGATCGTCGGCGGGAGCCGGGACTAACCCGAACAATTTTCCCAGCCGCCGAGGCGCTACGGGTGGCGCGCCGGATCTGTAATCCGGAGGCAGGGGGTTCGAGTCCCTCCGGCGGCTCTCATGGCAGCAGGTCGCCCCCGAACCGATTACTATCCTGATCAGCACCCCGCTCTCGCCGCACAAGCGGCCCGGGAGGGCTTGATCAACAAGGAGATCGCCGACCGCCTCGGGATCTCCGCGTCCACGTTCTACCACTGGCGCAAGGAGCATCCGGAGTTCTGCGAGGCGCTGAATGAGGGCAAAGAGGTCGTCGACGCGAAGGTCGAGAAGGCCCTCCTCACCCGGGCGCTCGGCCTCGAATACCTGGAGAAGAAGGTCGTCAAAGATGAGACGGGGGCCGTCGTCCGGGAGGAGGAGACCGGGAAACTCGTGCTGCCTGATGTCACCGCCTGCCGCCTCTGGCTCCTGAACCGCCGCCCAGAGCAGTGGCGCGATAAGCAGGAGGTCGAGCACAGCGGCGACCTCACGATCTCCCTGCGTGCCGTCGATATGGGGGTTCCGGATGAGTGAGGAGATCCCCTTCACCGCCATTAATTCCCGATTCCTCCAGGTCTTCGAGGGATACCCTGACGCCAGGGAACTCGTCTTCTATGGGGGATCCGGTAGCAGCAAATCCACGAGCGTCGCGCAAATCCTCTTAAAGCGGTTCCTCGATGTGAAGCAGCCTGCCGTCCGGATGCTCTTCTCGCGGAAGTGGCTCTCCGCCCTGAAGACTACCCTCCTCGTCGACTGCATCCGCATCCTGCAGGCGTGGGGGGCCTACGACCGGATCGAGCACAACAAGAACGACTCATATATGCGGATCGGGCAGAACCGGATCGACTTCCTCGGCCTCGACAACCCCGAGAAGATCAAGGGGGCAGAATACAACTTCATCTGGCTCGAAGAGGCGACCGACTTCGACCTCGAAGATGTCCGGCAGCTCCGCCTCCGCCTCGGCCGGAACAAGGTCAATGAGAACGCGAAGTATATCTTCACGTTCAACCCGATCGACGCGCAGCACTGGACGTGGACCGACCTCGTGCAGACTGAGAAGCCCGGGCGCATCGTCCGGCTCTCGACCTACAAGGACAACATCCGCAACCTCTCCCCGGACTGGATCGCGGACCTCCTCGCCCTCGCAGAGCAGGACGAGAACTATTATCGTATCTATGCTCTCGGCGAGCCGGGCATCCTGCAGAATGTCATTTACACGAAGTACCGGATCGCCGACTACAAGATCCCGGTCCCGGACTGCATCGGCATCGACTTTGGCTACAACAACGCGACCTCGATCATCGGCATCAAGCAGCTCTCAGACCGGCTGCAGGTGTGGGAACTCCTCTACCAGTCGCGGATGACCAACGCCGACGTTATCGACTGGCTCAAGGCGCATCAGGATCTCTGGCACATCCAGCCGAGCATCCCGCTCTACGCCGACGCGGCCGAGCCGAACCGTATCGAGGAGATCAAGCGGGCAGGGTTCAGCGCCCGATCCGCTGACAAGAGCGTGAAGGACGGGCTCGACTTCTGCAAGGCGCAGACCATCGAGATCCACTCATCAGCGGCGAACCTGATCCGGGAGATCCGGACCTACAAGTATCGCGAGGACCGGAGCGGCCGCGTCTACGACGAGCCGGTCAAGTTCAACGATCACGCGATGGACGCCATGCGCTACGGCGCGTATTCGCATTTCGGGAAGGGTAGCGCCGTAGCCATCCCCAAGGAGTGGCTCTCGTTCGGGGGCAGCAGATGAGCCTCGCCGCGTGGTTTGCGCTCGCGTTCGCGGCGCTGTTCGTGTTTATGACTATCATTGCATACATCGGAGGATAAATGGCAGAAGCAGAAATCACCGCAAAGGAAACCCGTATCACGCGGGGCACGAGAGCAGAGGGCGAGGTCGCGTTCCAGTCCTCGGAGAATGCCTACACTGCCCCGGACCTGACGCCGGAGAAGGCGTGGAAATACCTCACGGGGAACATCCACCTCAGAAACCAGATCGTGAACATGCAGGTGCAGGTCTTCCCGGGCGAACCGGCGATCTACGTCGAGGACGCAGACGGCGAGAAGGTCGACGAACTCTCCGCGTGGATCGCGCAGCAGGCCGCCCGGGCGCAGGTCTACCCCTCGATGAAGATCGCCTGGACTGAGTGCATGGGCTTCGGCTGCTCCGTCAAGAGCCCGGGCTACCGCAACCGCAACGGCCGCTACGAACTCGATGAGATCCGCGATCTCCCGGCGATCTCGTTCCGGCAGGCCCCCACCAGTCGCGGCATGGTCGCGCCCCCGAACCCCCTGATGCCGGGCATCGTCTACGACACCAAGGAGCAGCGGGTCCGCGTCTACCAGTCACAGAGCGACACCCTCGCGCAGGCGGAACTCAAGAACTTCTCGATCATCCGCGACCCGAGCACCGCGTTCCCGGCCGGCGTCGCTTACTGTCTCCCGGCTTACCCGGTGATCGCCGCCATCGACCACGCCAACCACGCCGCCGATCANCAGGTGCACCGCGTCGGCGCTCCGCTCATCTTCCCGCAGGTCACCGGCCCGATGACGCCGGATATGAAAACTTGGGGCGATAATTTCGTCAAGAANTGGGGCAAAGATACCGGGTTCTTCCTCCCCGACGGCCTCACCTTCCCTGATGTCAAGATCCGCGAGAGCCAGACCGCAAGGGACCGACTGGAGCAGCTCACGCACTGGTTGGAGGCGTATTTTAACCCGACCACCGTCCTCAAGAGTGAGGGCACCACGATCGGCGGCACCGATTCTGGAGCCATGAGGATCTGGAACAACTTTATCGGCGGGACGCAGGCGTGGATCGAGGAGCAATACGAAGGGTTCTTGCAGCCACTCCTGACCGCGAACGGCTACGATGATACGTATGTCCGGATCCAACTCAAGCGCCCCGAACTCGACCGATCCGAAGTCGTCGCCCAACAGATCCAGACCGCGATCGCCGGGAAGTCCATCCTCCCCGAAGAGATCCGGCGCAACCTCTCCGAACTCGACCTCGGGGAGTACTCCGACGAGATCGCCGCCGCCCTGGAGACTGCCTACGCCGCCCCTGCCCCGACACT